AAAAATTAAAAATATTTTTCAAGGTCATTATCTTTGATTTAAGACACTTTATCTTCAAGGTATATCTTCACATACCCTAACCATAGATAATTCAACCACACCCCCTAAAAATAAGTCATAGACATATTACAAATTATTTTTCCTCCACAGAAAACTTTTTTCTCGGAACTGAATATTTATTGATATGGAAAAAAAGATATGTAAAACTTGTCAACAAGAGAAACCGATGGAGTCGTATTACTCTTGTAAAAATTGTATTGGGGCACGTGCTGGCTCCTGTAAAATGTGTATAATCCAAAAACGGACTACCAAAAAATTAGCAGAGGGTAAAATACATCCCTTCAATAAAGAGTTTAGGAAATCTGATGCGGCACACTTTAGTATGGCAGGGGCGACCAAACAACATTATGAAGATATGTATGATATTCTAACAAAGATGGGTTATGACGTATGGGGTGACGTTCATAAACAATTTGTGGATAAGTTTAATGTTAATGAAAAATACCCTATGAAGTATAAAAAAAGGAAGTATAATACGGAGAACTATTATTTCCCGAACGGAGAAATAAATCCAGCATCCAAATCTGAAAGATACAAAAAAACCCCATCTGAATAAGATGGGGAAAAAGGAAGACATGGCATATAGAATAACCTTTTTTTTGATGTCTATGTATAAATATTAGTTTTCCTCAAATTTCTCACTTATCAATTTATCAACTTCTTCCATCATTCGTTGAACATTAGCAGTTCTACCATCCACAACATAGATAGTAAGTGCTTCAGTAATTCTTACCATATCTGATAATTTTAGATTTACACCGATGTGCTTACAATAATCCAATAAAAACTTGATGTTACTTTGTCTAGATATAATTTTATCCTTTTCCATATTAGTATTTGTCTGCGAGCATCTCCTGGTATGCTGATTGTGTTTCAATAAAATTATTTATACATTCTTCTTGGTCTTCAAGTTGTTTATTGATGACCCACTGGTGATATTCATAATCCATATCACACGGGAAAATATCCTCCTCAAGGATTTCTTCCAAAAATCTTTTAGTCATTCCCATTATTGTTTTGTGTATTTTGATAAGTGATACTGATAATAGGTCTCTTGCCTTTTGATTTCCTGCTCTGCGAAAATCAGTTGTTCCAATTTGTTTTTAGTTCTTTCCATTTCTAATTTGTTTATAAATAAATATAACAATAAATATACTATAGGTAAAGAAAAGACAAAAAAAAAGTCAGATTTTTTAGGTCTGACTTTTTATAAGAAGGGGGGATGGTAAAGCATCTACGATAGAAATGGGAAAAAACAAACAAGAGAACCTCCCCCCTAATATCTAATTATACTTGATAGTATCTTGGTAATCAATAATTATTCACAATTTAATAATTTTCCGAATGGATCTACTGCAACCAAAGTACCAGTTGAAACTCCATCATAACCACTTAATATACCACTAACCACAATATTTCCATTAGATAGAACAGTACTTGGCATACTAAATCCTCCTTCATCATAAACTAATCCAGTTCCCTGATTGAAGGTTGTATCAATACTTCCATTACTATTTAATCTAACCATAGCGTTTGCAGATGCTCCACTATAAGCATCAAATATACCAGTCACTAAATATTTTCCGTTTTGGGTTTGGGTAATATCTAATACAAATGATCCTGATGTTGATCCGTTTTGAGTAAATCCACTTCCAACTACAAAACTTGTATCTCTTTCACCAGTACTCAATAATCTAACAATTTTTGGACTTGAAGTTCCACTGACAGTAGCAAAATTACCACCAAAAATAATTTTTCCATCTGATTGTGCTATAACCGCATAACCACCAGCACTTAAAGTTCCAGCACTAAATGTAGAATCAACGGTTCCTCCCGTTAAAAATCTAACTATTGAGGTTCTAGCAACTCCACTAACCTCTGTAAAATCACCAACAGCAACTATTTTTCCATCAGTTTGGACGCTAATATCAAAAACTGAATCATTTATAGTAGGGGTCGTAAAAGTAGTATCTATTGAACCGTTTGTATTCAATCTAGTTATTCTTGACTCGGATGCTCCACTATAAGTTGTAAAAGTTCCACCTACTAATATCTTACCATCTGGTTGAATTACAATAGACCAAACAGCATTATTGAATCCAGCACCGATTGAGAAGGTAGTATCTAATGAACCATCAGTATTTAATCTAACAATTCTATTTCTTGCTGTTCCTTTGTAAGAAGTAAAATTACCTCCACATAATATCTTACCATCAGATTGAATTGCCACAGCATTTACCTCTGCGTTGAAACCAGTACCATAATCAAATGTATCATCAATACTGAAATCAGTATTCAATCTTACAATATAATTCGCAGCTACTCCCTTATAAGTTGTAAAATAACCACCAATAACTAATTTACCATCGGTTTGTTGTTTAATTGATTCACCATCAAAGTTAAAACCAGCACCAATAGAATAACAATCAAAATCAGGATCTGAAACAGCCATAGTCAAACTATCAGCACTCCCAAGAATAGGGGTCTGTACTGAAATCATACCTGAACCATATGTATCGGTTGAATACAAAGTATTATTTACGTAAGTATCTATCTTGACATCCCCCTGTTGTAAGAACATCTGTATAGTACCATATTGAGATCCTTTTGTGTTAGTAATCTCTGTATTTGTTCCACTAATCAAATCACCCTCCACAAGTGGTAAAGAACCACTCGTAATAGTTAATTCACCAGTAACACTACTCGGCGTGGATAATGTTGTGATTACCGCTGAAGCCGATGTATTTGATATTGAAAAACTCATATTTTTTTATTTTTTTTATTTAATTTATTTATTTAATCAGTAATCGGGCCGCCAACAACCCAAGCATCACAAGTTCTACTTGCAGCACACTTGAAGTCATAAGCCTCACAATATCCTAAATCTCCTGCTTTAATTGAATCATAAGGGTCTACACCAACATCACTCAAACCTGATGCGATACAATCCAACATTGCTTTTGTCTTTATAAAAAACACACAATTACCACATAACGCTTTTTTTGCTTCATCAGGTTTAGTATTGAACCTATCCGCCTTTTCCTTCCAATAATCCTCATTTGGAAGGTTTGGGTCTAATGGGCCATAATTGGCTTGGTCTATACACTTTTGTCTATTCTCAAGGTTTAATGGAATATCTAATGTTGCTGGTGGACATTCTTGAAACTCAACTGGCTCAATCAACAAATCATCATCTTCACTTAATACAATCGGGGTGTTTGGTGATACTGACTTTGTAGCACATCTTGCGTAAGCCTCTTTATAAGACAATCCTGATGCTCTATTCTGTGCGATACATAATCCCAATACCGAATCAGCAGAAGGCTCACTATCCTCAAACTTACCCCACCATCTATAATATTCTGAATAAGCATTAAGACAATATCCCATTCTTTTTTTCATCATAGGGTACATTTCTCTCATCTTGGAATTAGCAGAACATCTTTTTAGATAGACCCCTCTTGCCTCTTTTCTTCTAGGTTGAAGGACAAATTTATCTTCCTTCTTTTCTTTAGACATTTTAGTTTTCTCCAACTGACTATAGCAGACCGCTAATCGTTGTTCCATACTTGGGAACTCGTCAGCAACTTTTACGGCACATCTTGAAATAAAGTCGTTGTCTGTTTCTTGTTCGTTTTTGATTGGTAAAGGCATTACTTAAAGATTAACTTGTGATTTTAATTTTTTATTCTCAAGGTGCAATTCGTCAATTTTTAATTCTAACTCCTGAACCTTAACATTCAATAATTCTATTTCTGACCTCAAGTCAGTTATTATTTGGCTATACAATAATATAGATTTTTCCAAGTTAGATAATATCAAATTATCTGTCTCGGCTTTTGTCTTTCTCTTACCAGCAAAATACGAGGCTATACTCGTTATTACATTACTTCCTAATATTGCTAAAATAGTTTCTATATTCATATCATTATATTTTACCAACCACAACAAGCCCAAGTTGGGTCAGAGTATATTTGACTTGTTAATACCCCTGAACCAGGCCCAACATTTAGATTTTGGTAGCGCGGGCCGTTATTCAAGTGAATACCACTAAAGTAATTCTTACCCAAGTGAGGTCTCATACCATCTGTGGAGGTATAAGTATAAACTGCTGGATAGTTTGATTGATTAAAGATTATCTCCTCAATCATTCGTCTCTCAAAGAATTGTCCTCTATCATCTGCTCTGGTCTGCATATACTCCATTTCACTTATGGTAATAGTTTTTTCAGAACCAGCAACAATACCATTATTTTTAATTCTCATAAAAATTGATGGTAATGCTTCAGCATATGCGCTCCAAATAAGCATCGGTTGAACGAAGTATTGAAGAAAGTTATTATTTATTGTTGTTAAATTACTATTTGCTACTTGGTCTAATAATTCAACATAATACTTACGACCTATAATATATTCCAATTTTGTCTGTTGAACTACACCAATAAATGGTAATAATACAGCAGAGGTTACGTTTTGGTCTATATCAGTAAAGTTTTTTAATTTATTCTCTGATATGAGTAATATATTTTGAGGTACTAATGCTTGAGACATATTATATTGGGTTAATAGTTTCGTCTTTTACGACATCTACATTTTTATTTACATCTATGGTTGGTGCTGCGTCCTTCATAGTCACCATCTCAAATTGCTTGATTTCTATTTCAGTTGGAACACCAGCATCTCTGATTGTTAATAACTTTTGGAATACACCTTTAATCTCTGTCTGTAATGGTTTAATTACAAGGTTTTGGAAGTGGTCTTGGGCTTCAAGATGGTCTGCTGTTCCCAACTTACCTGGTGTCATAATACCTAATAATTCTGGTGATGATATTTGGTGAGCGGTCAAGATTGCTTCTTGAACCATCGCATTCAATTCAACCCATAATTTATCAGACCCATTATTTTGGATTGGTGTAATCTCGGGTGCTTGTTCCTTACCATCAGCAAAAGTTAAAAATAACTTACCACTTACGTTGGAACCAGCATATTTAGCCACCATCGTATTATAGATTTCTTCTCTTTGCTCGGGGTCAGGAACACCATTATTTAATGCCACAAATAAACTAGGTGATAGACCATTAACAATATTGTTAAAGTGCCAGTTGAATATTTCTACTTGAGTTGCTATGGCTGTTGCAGAACCCCAATAAGTTGGAGTTGGATAGTAGTTGTTTCCAGCAGAATGAGTGGTATAATAAAATACCTGTGAAGGGTCTTCATTCTGTATATCAAATGCTGGTAATTTTCTTGGAATAAACTTTTTTGGAAAAGCCCAATCTGAACTATAATAGAAATTATGTATTCTATCGTGCATATCTGACTTCTCGGCTCTTAATTTGGAGAAGTCCATATAATACATATCAAATCCTGCTTCTCTGTCTTTTCTCCATACAATATTGATGGCAAAACCTCCATATAAAATGAAGTCAAGAACACATTTGTCCCATATATCATAGATATGGTCTCCAAGGCTATTAGCCATCAATAACCTATTATCGTCCCCTAATTTCAACGATATTGATTCTCCCCTTGTACCATACCATTTGGAAGTTATAGCGGCTCTATGAGTCGGAGAAGTGTTGTAAAGACGTATTAACTCTTGAGGAGCCAAGTTGGCAACACCAAAGAAAACCCAAGGCGTTCTTGTATTGATTATAAGGTTTTCCTCAATCAAAGGGACTTTTGCTGTAGCAAAGTCAAACACCTGTAAAAAATCGTTATTCTTTTTAATTTCTTCGTTCATAATATTAAATATAATATTTCATCAATATCACCAAGTGCTATATTGATATTTTGTTTTTAGATAATTTACAACCTGTGCGTATTCTGATGAGTTCAACAATTTATTGTAAATCAATAATTCAAATATACTCGTATCGTTCGCTGTTTGTGATTGATCACTACCAATACTCAAATAATCAGATACATCTGTGCCTGTGAATGGAGCAACATTATTACCAAGAACATCATTAAATGCAACACTTATAAATGAACCAGATTGTCCTGATGATGCCATAAACAATTCACCCAAAGGATAAGGATTTATGGTTGGAAGAACAGTGCCAGGATTTTTTACAATACCTGGTTGGTTAGTAGTAATAATTGCACATACACCAGCACCACCTGCCAAGTTGATAGTCCAGTTTTGTGAAGGGTCATAAGCATTTAGTTTCATTACCAAGAAGATAGAAGATCCTGAATAATTCTCTAATGTGAAGAATGACGCTTGATTTTCAGAAGCAAAGTAATTTACCGCTGTTCCACTGAATGTTCCTAATGTTTCTGTTATGATTGTTGGTTGTTTTGTTGGGTCTGATTGTGTTACTGCTCCACCCAATAATCCCAAGTTAGTCCAAGACGCCGCTGTAGCACCACTTGTAGATAAATACCAATGTTGTAAATTACCTAAAGATAATGGATTAAACGGAATAGGTGTTGAACTCGGTGTTGGAGTTTGTGTAGGAGTAGTGGTTGGTGTTGTTGTAGGAGTAGTGGTTGTTGTTGGAGTAGGAGTAGTGGTTTTTGTTGGAGTAATAGTAGGAGTAATAGTAGGAGTTGGAGTTGGTGTCCTTGTTGGAGTAGGGGACGGAGTATTTGATGGAGTTTGACTTGGTGGTTGTAATTCGTCAGGAGCAAATATCACATTAGAATCAAACTCATCATCAGAAATAAACTCAATAAAATATTCATTAGTAGTATCTTTTGATACTTCTATAAACATAGAAATACCATTTTCAACCAAATTGGTTGATAATAAAGGGTCAAGATTACCCGACCCCATAGGCTGCTCATATACGAAATAATTATATTCTCCTGTATAAGGAAATGCGATTTGACCTGGATTACGTCCTTCAACAAACTCAAACTCATCATATCTTTCTTTATGTATAGATATGTTGGGACGAATAAACGCAACTGTTTCTTTTGAGAATATATGGACGAAATAAAATAGGTATTCTGGATCACACAGAATAGAGTTTTCTGTGAGGGTTACAACAATCTTATTTAACTGGTTCGCTTTTAATAATATCATTTGTGTATAAAATAATCACAGAGGAATTATAATAAACTCCCCTGTGATGATGTTTTAATCAATCGTTAAACCTTGAAGAACTGAAGCGATAGGGCCGCTCAATTCGTTCATAGGTAGTTGTTCTAACGCTTGTAGAGTCAAGTTATATCCCTGACGATCTCCTAATGCAAGACCGGTTACTGATGAACCAGCACTTACGAACATTCCGTATTCCTCACCAAGTAAGAAATATGAACCGTTATTGTCCTCAAATATTACCGCTAATCTGAAGTTTTGTGCTAGTGTTTTTATGATATTTCTTTTGTATTGTTCCAACTTTGCGAAGAACATAGTAAGTTCCTGTGTGTAGAATACTGTACCATTCTCAAGTGAAGCGTTGATAGTTTCTGTCATCTCTGATGTTGTCCTAATCAAATCAAAAGAATAAAAAACACCTGTTCCTGAAATAGAAGTGATTGTATCTCCAGAGTTTTTAGTTATTGATGTGATATTATCAAAATCAGTAATCCAAACCTTATTTACACCACCTGCGTTGTCTCTACAACCAAAAGTAATACCTTGTGCTAAATTACAACTCATTTGTATATTATATTTAGTTTTTTTAGTTTATTGGTAAATAGGGGGGTTATTAACCCCCCATTAAATTATAGTCCGTTTGTTACGAAGAACTGCGGGAACGCAATTGCGGTTCCTAACTTCCAAGCAGACATAATACGTACTTCTTGGAAATCTTGAGACCACCAAGATCTGAATGAATCCTCATCAGACATCAAGTCAACTCCAACAAGGAAGTATTGCATCGGTGCTGCTGCGATTAAAGAAGATCCGTTAAGACCTGGTACACCAACAACCTTGTATTTAGTTTGTGGGTGGAATGTCTCATATACTTGACCCAAAGTTGGTTCAGTAAAGTGGAAGTTGTTTACGTTTCTTAACGCCACCAAATAACACTTGAATTGTTGTTGAGACATAAAGATTACAATATCGTCTCTGTCATAGATATTTCTATCTAAAGCGTTGATGATATTATCAACTTGAGTTAATACTCTATTTGCTTGTTCTACAACAGATGAACCTGTTACTGAACATAATGCAGTTTGACCTGTCAATTTAACAACACCAGCAGTATTGTTTAATAATTGTACGAATCCAGAGAAAGTTGAAGTCCCTGATGAAGCATTCCAAATAAGGTCTTCGTTATATCTCTTGATTTGTTTTGTCTGAAGATCAACAATAGCCTGCTCAAATGGTGCTTGCTCGTTGTAAGAACCAGCGTTTAGGTATTGACCTAACCATAAAGTGTTTAGTTGCTCCAAACATAAAGATTGGTTTACTTTAAGTGCTTGTACAGCCAAAGGTACTGCTGTAAAGGTTACTTCACCTGCATCGTTCCATCCGCAAGTTGTACCAGTTTGTACTGATAATGTCTCTTCCAACAAGTTTACATTTTGAGTTCCTTTAATACCAGGAACAACATTTACATAATTCATTGTCACAGGGGACAATACTGCTTCAGATATAATATCAGATGAAAGTTGGTCTACATACGCTGACAATCCGCCAAGGTCGTAGTTGAAATTCATTTTTTGTAATTTTTTCATTTTGATAATAAATTAGTTTTAGTTTAGTTTTTATTCATCGCTGCTCTCAATCTCTTGAATGACTCAATTCTGTCATTTTCAGATTTAGATTCAGTGAAAGTTTTTTGAGTAAATACTCGGTCTCCCGCAGGTTCTTTAGCGAACTTTTGGACTTTGTTTTCTAGTTGAGTTTGTCTTGACACTAGAATATCAAGTTTGTTTTCAAGATTTTTTAATGCTTGAGAAAAAAGTTCAGCAATCTTTTCAGCCGCCATATCTTCTTCTTCAACATTCTCTCTCTCTGTGATAATACCATCTTTGGTAATAACTCTAATCTTTACCTCTTTACCACTTTCGTCTTTTAGGACAACTTGGTGCTCACCATCAGGAGCAGGTACTTTAGAATCACCATCAAGGACAAATACTTCTTCACCAACATCAAAGGTTTTAGATTCTACTTTAGCACCTTGTGCGGTTTCAGCAATAACGAATGCCTCGTCCTTACCTTTTTCCTTGATGCCTTTAATCTCACCACCGACAATAGAAATCATCTTTCCATCTGCGGTCTCATAAGTTCCATCGGTAAATGGTAGTAAAGCGCCGTCATAAGAAACTTTCTTGGTTAAACGACCCACAGTTGGTTCGTCACCTTCAACTCGCATAATCATTCCGTCTTTCAACTTCACGTCAGCGAACTTTTCTTTCATTTCTTCTTTTTCGTCATCAACTTTAACTTCCATCTCCATTTCACCCATATCAATCTTGGTGATTTTAGAATCCTCATCTACTTCAATCTTGGTGCCGTCTTGCAACATATGTTCGCCAGCAGGTGCGGGGATTAAACCCTCCTCTGTGGCAACATATATCAAAGACCCTAATTCTAGTTCACCCTCCATTTTCATAGTAATTCCTTGATCGGTTTTAGCCTCAAAGAATACCTGTGGAGATAGACCCAAAATCTGCTTAATTTTTTGTAGGGTTTTAATACTATTCATCTTATATTGATTTTAATAGTTGTTTTATTTGGTTTATTTGTTCTTCCTGTTTGGAAAAAACTGCTTTTTCCCTGAATAGACCTTCAACTGAAAATCCACTCAAGTTATTCTGTTTAACAAGTTCCCATACTTTTGGGTCTTCTACTTTCATTTGGACGAACCAAGTACCAGCAGGCAACTCAAAACCATAATTGGCTGACTTGTCCTTGATGGGGTCTTCACTTATCCAACTTTCAATTACATAGACCTTGTCTGAACCTAACTTAATTCCGTTATGTTCTATGGAGGTTTCGTCAGTCCTTTTTTGTTTTAAGAATCTATTAGCCATTTTTCTAATAGAATCCTTTGAGAAATAGACATAATATTTGTTTCCAAACATATCATATCTATGAATCATCTTATTTGGAATCATCGCTGCTCCAACAATAATCATCTTGTCTTCACTAGCGACAGCAAAAGTCATTTTTTCGTTTTCAAGTTGTTTGAGTTTCCTTTCAGAATAAGTAAGTCCTGCTTCTCCTCCCCAACTATCATACATCAATTTACCACAACCATCTTCGTATGTCTTGGAACTCTCCAAATCAACCTTATGTCTTGATAAATAGGAATACATACGCTTCAATGTGTCAACTGAAATGGGTTCGCCCTTGGCTAATTGGGATGCCCGAGTTTTTCCAACCTGCGTTCCACAAGAACCCCAACCATTCTCATCAGCCCATTTGACCGCTCTTGCTGCAGCATTCTTTACACCTTCGGGATAATCAGTTATGGCTTCAGCAAAATCATCTTCGGTCATATCAACAGGAACACAATTAGGGCTTCCATCGTCCTTTAATCCTATCATCTCGTATCCGTCCCAACAAGGGTTGTCCTCTGACATCTTTTCTGCCTTTGGGTGGTCTTTTGGTAATAGGTCAAAATCAGATGTATATTTTTTGTTTTCAGGTCTCCCATTTTTCAATAAATATAAAAACGCATTTACCCTTGCGTAAGCCCACTGTTCTGATGACTGAACTGTTGGTGAATGTGATACATTATAGGCTCCAAGACCTCTTTGGAATACTGACTTCAACGCTCCTAATGTAGCACGACCATTCTTGGTATTACTATCTTTTTCATTAAAGTCATCAACCTTTTTTTGTAAGGTTTTTTCTTGTTCGGCACTTAC